TTTGACCACTCATTGTTGGTTTACTTCCAGCCATATTTTAGGTTTTTGTTATGCTAACGAATCACGAATCAAGTCTGCTTCAGCTTCCCTTCTCACTACAAGCCCATCAAGTCCACGATTTTCCCAATGCCTTTTACTCTTTTCAATTTCCTCTGCAATCCCATCATAATCCTTGTTCTTAACCATTTCTACTATTCGCTTCATCTCAATCCTAGAATCACCTTCTAGCTTATTTCCTCTATTGTAAACCATAGAAACCAACGCACCCTGAGTGTCCTCATTTAACGTTTCTAGTTCTGGGTATATTGCCTTAGTCATTTTAAAATACTTAGGTACTGAGCATTTAACGAATACCTCGTATGCAATATTGTATGAGATTTTAACTTGTAATAATTCCCCTCTAAGCATTTGTTTAGCTTGTATGCCTTTAAGTCCAATGGTCTTTCTTAATGGTTCTAAAAAGTTAGGAGTAAGTTTATTACCCCAGTCTTGAAAGAATTGCTTTTCGTTTACAAAACCACAATCGTAGCCCATTCCGATAGTAATCCCTGATTCGCCACCTGCCCAAATAGGAGATTGTAGTTTCTTGTCGTAGTATGCTCTACCTCCAACTTCAAATTGGATGATAAGGTCTATTGCTTTTTTACTTAACATAAATTGCCATTATAAAGAATATTAATAATACAAACCAAATCACTAAGGCTAGTCTAAGGATTGCTTTTTGTTTCATTTTGAGAATTTATCTATCGTTGTAGTTCCCATTGCAGCAATACATATTACCATTACTGCATCCACTAATTTATCACTAGGTGCTACTTCTATATGACTAAATGAATTAGCTATCAATGTAATACATAGAAACAAAGCAGATACTAAAGCAATCACTCTCTTAGTGCTTATGCTTCCTCTTTCATCGCTAAGTAAATTTTTTATCCATTCCATATTTAAAGTTTGCTAAATTGTAAAATAATTATAAAGATTAAAAGGTATTTGCCTATTTCTTTGGCTTTGTCGTCTTTTTCGTGGTCTTGGGTTCTATAATTGGTAAGTTCTCTTGCAGCTTCATACCTAACTTTCCATAGATAGATTGAATCAGTTTTCTCAAATATTTTTTTATTAAGTTTTGCATAGTTTAAGTTTGAATTGATTATTGAATCATTTAATTTAACAATTGAATCGTTATAGTTCTTGTATAGGTTGTTTATGTTATTTGCTTGGTCGATAGTTATTATTATAACAGAATCAGCACCTATTCTTTTACTTCTTGGGTATTGGCAATAAGCTGAATGAACTTCCAGTATCAACAGTAATAGAATCCAACCTAGCTTTAACCTCACTTAATTCACTTTTTAAATTGTTAATATTATTTATAGTATTAGTAATTATTTTCTTTTCTTTCTTAGATGCCTCTTTTTGAACTAAAGATGAATTAACATTGTTTTCATTTACTTTATTAAGCAATAATTGAAACTCATTATCTATCTTTTGTTCTTTACTTGGCTCCTGAGCAGTCAAACTACAACCATACAAAAATATGAATAATAAATACCTCATTATTTTGGTATCATTTTAAGGTCAGTTAGCACCTGAAGTTTAGTAGTAGAAACTGCACTCAATGAATCCGATTTTCTTAATGCGTTTTGTACTAAATCTAATCTACCCTCTACCTTTTCTATTCGTACATTTTGTGCTTTTGCTTGGTCTTGAAAGGTTGACCTTACATCTACATATAAAGCTGATATTCCACATAAGACAATGAATAAAGTAGCCACAATGGGCTGCTTAACGAACTCTTTATATGATACAGGTAATTTCATTAGAATTTTTTGTAATATCCGATTGAATATTGATTAGTAGTAGCCGATATTGTAAATAAGCCTTTTTTAGGCAGTTTAAACGCTAAACCAACTCCTACCCCCACTTTATTATCAAATGCCCTTAAATCGGCTAATATACCCCAATAAAGCTCATTTTTGGATGGTATTGTCTTGATAGTTTCCACTTTTATCGTTTTTTGACTTATGTCTGCGTAAAAACCCCTGTTTAGTATCTTGTTTTTAGAGATTGTATCGTTTATGATGAAAGTACTTGAATCTATCTTTATAGTGTCCGAGTAGGCTCGTACGTACGCATAATCTTGAACTATACGTACAGTATCGTGTACAATGGTTGTATCAATACCTAAAACGACAAAAGGGATAGAATCCCCTTTAATATATCTCTTTGTTATGTCGTGCTTATAGATAGTATCTATGTGAGTTACTATTGTAGGTTCGTTTCCGTTGTACCTTCCGTTAAAGATGAAGATAAGAACTACTGCAATCACTAAAGTAATTACAATGTCTCTCATTACTTAAACTTTTTAGCTGCCTTATAATAATATCTAATGGCGAAAAGTCCAGATGCAATAGCAACTAAACTACCAAACAATGTTACAATAGGCTGAATACTTGCGATGCTTATTGCAGCACTTGTGATACTTAGTACCATTCCAAAGTCGGCTTGACCATTATTGTTTACCATTATACTTCTTTTACTTCCTCAACTGGAGGATTTTGTTCTGCATTTAATTTACCTAAAAACTGCAATAGGGGTAAGCCATATTGAGTTGGGATTTGATTAATAAATGCTTCTAAATCTTTTAATTGTTGCTCGTTAATTGTTATCATAGTATTAGTTTTTTACAAATATAAGTTTATTTTTTATTTGTAGCTACTTTGATTCTAGTTTGATTAATCTATTAGATAGTTCTTCGTTTTGTTTAGATAGTTCTTGAATAGCTTTTACTAATACTGGTACTAATTTAGAATAGTCAACTTGTTGTGTTCTTATTGTTCCATCTTGATTCATTTCATCTTTTTCTCCTACTACTGCATTTGGTACAACTTGTTGTAATTCGTGAGCCATTGAACCATAATCTCTTCTATCTTCATCTTTCCATTTAAAATCATATACTTTTATAGCTGATACTTTATCTAAACCATTAAATTCTTGTAAATCTTCTTTTAAACGATAATCAGAACCTGAACCATAGTTAACAGTTGTTGCACTTGTTTGTGCAATTGTTCCTGCTGCACCACCTGATGAATTAGTCATATATATAAAATATATACTATTAGCACCTGTTGACCTTATTGTAATTCCTTGTGCAACAGCAACATCAGCTGCTATTGAAAGAATGCCTGAATTGATTTGAGTTGTTGTATTCATACATACTCCACCCCCACTTGTAATACGCATTCTTTCAACGTTGTTAGTACCAAATTTTAATATGTTGTTTGGGTTATCTCCTTCAATGTAATTATTACCACCTCCAAAACCTACATAACCAGTACCACTTAAACGAATACTTCCATTAACATCTAATGCTGTTGCAGGACTACTTGTACCAATACCTACATTACCTGATGAGCTTATAGTCATTCTAAGAGTATCATTAGTAAGAAACTCCATATTATAAGCAGCCGATGTAAATAATTGTAATTTACCTCCTGTTGCCTGTGAACCTAAACTTACATTTGTAGCATCAAATTGAAATCTACCTTTAGCTACACCACTACTTTGTAATGAATATCTTGAGTATGTTGCACTATCTACTGTTACACAAGTATATAAACCACCACTTGTATCTATTGTTGTAGTACCTAAACCAATATTACCACTTGTCGTACCAAAATAAGCTGATGTTGTATTCCTTAAAGTACCACTAACATCTAATGTATAAGAGGTATTAGTATTACCTATTCCAACATTAGTTCCATTATCAAATATTAAGCTATTGCCTATGGTATTAGTGCCTGTAAACTTAGAAACGTAGTTTGTAGTACCTGTTCCTAAAGCTAAAGTACCAGTTGCTGCTGGGAAAGTATAAGAATATCCTGCTGCAGTTTGAAATAACAAACTTTGAGTGTAAGCACCACCATTTAAAATAATATCTATGCCATTATTTAAAGAACCTCCACCTATTGCAGTATAACCTGCTAAAGCAGACATTGTACCATTTTTTAATAATGTTCCAGAATCTTGTTTCGTAGCTAAACTAAATGTCTTTGCTCCACTAATTGTTTGTGAAGTAGCTAAGGTTACATAAGAACTTAAATCACTTGTTAAAGCTAAAGTTCCAGAAGCATCAGGCATTTGGTATATTCTACTTGTGCTTATTGTAATATTATCAGTTCTAAATTGAAAAATTTTATATCTATTGAAACCACTAGGAGAATCTTGCCAAAAATTAAAACTTAACACATTATTATTAACTGCACCAATAGTTGTATAATTTGCACCTCCACCTGATATACCTGTTCTTTGTCTAAAGATTACAGTACCACCAACCTCCTCAACACCTGCATCTAATTCTATTCCTTTTCCATAAAAAAAGTTACTTGTAGTAATTGAATTATTACCCATATTTAATGCAGTAGTTGCTCCTGTATAAGGAACATAAGAACTAAGATTGCTTGTTAAAGCTATTGTACCATTCGCAGCAGGTAAAGTATATGTATAACTAGAATTACTTGCCCAAGCAGAAAAATCAAAAGTAAATGCTTTTAAGTTACCAGCAGTCGCTTCTTGTGCCATTGTAAATTTACCAGCTAAAGAAGATAAAGTAGCATAACCAGTTGAATAAACAGAACCACTTGGTAATACTTTAACATTTAAACTTGTTTCTCCAAATACATTATTTGCAGTTAAATTATTCAACCCTAAATCAACATTAGCAGTTGCTCCTGTATAAGGAACATAACTAGATAAATTAGAAGTAAGTGCTAAAGTTCCTGTTGCAGCTGGGAAAGTATAATTGTAAGCTGCTGATGAATTAAAAATAAGTTGATTTATTAATGGACTTCCTCCATTAGGTAATCCAACACTAAATCCATATCCTGTTACTATTCCACCTAAATTGACATATCCTGCTAAATAAGAAGTAACATTATTCTTTAATAAAACACTTCCATCTGCAATAATACTTCCACTAAATGTATTAGTTCCTGTAAAAGTTTGAGTACTTTCTAATAAAGCTAAAGTACCACTTGCATCTGGAAGTGTGTAATATCTTACTTGTGTGTTATTCCAAATAAATACACCACCATTACCCAAACCACCTCCTGTCAAACCTTTACCAAAATAAATATTGTTAGATGTGTTAAATCCAAAATTATTTTGTCCTGCTGATGCACTATGTAAACTGTTTGTATTTGCAAAAGAGGTTAATTGATTTGAACCACCTGCAGAAGGAATACTTAATGTATTGGCTTTAAAATTATATACACCTAAATCAACATCAGCAGTTGCTCCTGTATATGGAACTTTGCCATTGAATGTACTCCAATCCGTTGAACTCAATTTACCAGTATTTGCAGCCGAAGCCACAGGCAAGTTAAAAGTATGAGTAGCTACGCTTGAAGATATAGCAAAGTCAGTTCCACTTGTTCCTGTCTGAAAGAATTGTACTTGTCTTGTCAAACTATTTAATGTAGTCAAACCCTTAGAGAAAGTTGTAACTACTTGACACAAATGATTGTTTTCAGTATGTAAAGTAACAGTTCTACCATCTACGTTTACATATATTCTAATTGCTATTCTATCCGTTATTGTTAAAACCGAAGTAGCAACAGGAATAGCAAAGTAATAAGGACTTAATGTAGTTCCATTAGTTAAATACTCTGGTACACTTTGACTACTACCTAATAAGGTAAAAGTTGTTCCGTCATACTTATAGACTTCTGCATAAACATAAGGATTGTGAGCATTAGAGTTTACACTAAAATAAAACTCACAATTAAAGTTTCCAGCAGGTACTTCTAATAAAGCAGGGTCATTAGCATCAGTTAAATAACTTGCTATGTAACCATTAGCCGAAATAGTAACATCAGTTCCAGCACCAGCAATAGGAACTTTACTTAATTGTTTATAAGCAACCCCACCTATCGTACCTTGACTTACACTTGTATTAAGATAATAAGAAACCGAACTACCTCCACCTGTTGATGTAGGGAAATCAGCTAAAGTACCATCTCCTCTAACATATTGAGAAGCATCACCATCTAAGGCACTTATTACACCACTATTAGCCACTACTGGACCTTGTATGCTCCTAATCTTTGCTGCTCCTGATATTTGTAATTGATTGCTCATATTAATTATTGAAATATTCCTCTAATAAATTCATCTACTTCTAATGCCCTTCCAAAAGTAACCACACCACTCGCACTATTAAACTTAATCTGGTCGTTTGTAGGAGTTCCTGTTGTAAGTATCTCTCTTACCTCTACACCGCCTCTTGTAAAGCCTAAACAAGTCTTTCCTATCATATCTGCAAAAGTAATAGTAGTCTCTCCACCAGCTGCCGTTGCAGATTTCATATACACTTGACTACTTGCCGTTATTATCACACCATTTTGA